AAAGCACTGAACACGCCACCTTCGACAGCATATGGCAATGTACGCAAAGCAGTTCCTAAAGCACCAGTTGCAGTAACCGTAGGCAACGCAGATGCAGTGGCAAGTGTAGCAGGCTCAGCCATGCTCATATCGCCAAGAAAACTACCAAACTTAGCGTAACCAGTATCTAACGCCCTGTTTGATGCTTCAGTGCGCCTTTCAAGTTCCTTTTGATCGCCAATATTAAGCAACTGCTGAGTGGCAATAGAAAGCCTTTCTGGTGAACTTGCAAATCCTTGAGCAATTTGCATTAGTGGCGATACGCCATAATTAGGCGACAACACAGATCGCATAGCCTTAAGATAGTCTTCTTCGGCTTGTTTGGTATATGAGTCCAGTTCTTCTGGCTTAACAATGTCTAATCCAGATTGCTCTGCTAATCCACTGTATGTTTTCTTTGCAAAGTCTGACGCGCTTTTAATTGCCTTGTAACGATTGCCAAGCATCTGCACATCTTCGCTTGTATAGTCTTGCAATGGCTTTTCATACGGCACTGCATTTTTAGCAATAATATCAATTGGCGCACGCAAGTAGTTCGGATCTAAATATCCGCTATTTGCATAATTAACTACGCCAGATTTGATTGATGCAAGCAATTCTTCATCAGACTGGAATCGCTTGTATTGATTCATGTCTGGAACATTGCCATATGGAGTTTCAGCCATTATTGACCACCAATTGCAGGATACTGTTTATTGTAATCAGCAAACTTAGACATTTGTTTTTTATAAAGACGATCAAGAGTAATGATGCCATTATCGAGCGCATTAATCATCTTTTTATTATTTACATACGCCAGTGGTTGCGCAATTTGAGACATTGCACGCTTGGCATCACCATCGGTTTGAACGCCTTTGTTTTCCAACAACAGTGCGTTAGCTTGTGCCTGCATATTAGAAATAAAAGTATCTGTTCTATCTTGCGTGTCAGACTGCAAGCCTAAAATAGATAACGGAACATTGCTACCACGCGACAGTGCGCTGAGATTTATTCTTCCACTTGCAAGATCAGATCTTGACTGGCGCATGGTTATAAGCGTATCGCGCACGCCCTGCATATCAGATTTTACTTGCTGAAATTCTTTGAACACGCGATCTGGAACTTTCTGACCTTTAACCGATTTCTCAATTTCAGCCATACGCTTAATTTGAGCCAATGCTTGCGGATCGCCTTGACTAGCTTTAATCATCAGATCTTCTTTGGTGACTTTGTTCGGTTGGTTTGGTTCTGGCGCACGAAAACGGTTCACGCCTTCAGGCATCATAGAGTCGCCCATCAGCGCGTTTACGCCCATCTCAGGGCTTTGCATGGCAACTGGTGGCGGTTCATCACCGTAATCGATGGTCGGTGCTTGTCTTTGCGGAACGCGAATAGATCCGTCAGGATTAACCAAATCTTCAAAGCGCAATTGCGCAGGCGCAGATTGTTGCGGTACTTCATCTTCGCTGATAGCAAAACCTTGATTCGTGCGCCCTGCGGTATTCTGTGGTGACGGCACTGATGGTTGTGGTGCGCCCTGTGGCATAAAGTTAGGAACGCGCTGTGCGCCAGTTTGTTGCACCTGACTTACTGGAATATTGACGCGAGTGCTTTGATATTTCTGAAACTGTTCTGGCGATACATTGTTTTGTAGCCATGATTCGTAATCCTTTAAGTTAACAGGATATGGATAGCCTTCAACAGTAACTTGATCGCCAGTATGGATAGCACCAAACATATCTTTGTATACTGGCACATCGGTTTCATATATTGCATTATTTTTGCCAACATATGTTTGCTTTACTGTTTTGAAATCAGATTTTGGCGCACCTGCAATGGTATATGCTTCATCGCCCTGAACAACAACTAATTGATCGCCAACTTTTTCGACAGATCTGGGCAAGATAGACTTTGCTTTAATTTTGAGACCGCTAAGTGCAGATGCGCTGTATGCATCTGGTAATTGCATATTTGGATTTAATTCCTGAAGTTTTGGGTATGCAATAGCATAAACTTCCGCACGATTTGCTTCAGGTGTTTTTTCAATTTGAGAAAGAATGCTATAAGTAACTTGTGCTTTTTTCTGCTCATTAAGCATTGCGCCTTCTTCTTCAGCGCGTTTTTTTGAACTAATCATAAACTCATCTTGCAAAGCGTTTAGCATTGCAGTGCGTTTGTCAGACCTGCCTTGTTGCATGGCATTGTAAAAACTTGGAATGTAAACTTCAGGAAGTGCCATTGTGTGTATCCTTATGAGAAGCCTTTAACAAGATCTTCCATATATTTTGCCCAGATGTTACCACCAACAATCTTACTGCCTGCTTTTGCTTCGCCCTTCATAATGTTTTGCGGAATGATAGTGCCAAGCATATTCGTGCGCTCGCCTGCAATAGATCCAATGGCAGGTGATCCGATGCCAATGTCGCCACGCATCCTGTTCATGTAATTACCGTATTGAGATGCGCCCAAGTCTGCGCCAAGACGCGCCAAATCGCGCACTGCCGTACCACCAAGCGCATTACCGCGCTGTGCCAGACTACGGTTTGCCATATTTAGCGCAGTATCGCGAGCAACTTTATTTTCAGGCGATTCCATGAATGCAGAGTAGTCGCCCTGTTTGGCTTGATTCAGAGCATCCTGATAGCTTTGTAGTGCGCCATAACCAAACTGAGCAAACGGTTGATAGCCTTGAATGTTTTGACCAATCAGATCTTTCGCCAGTGCCACATTTTCATCTGCGGTTTGACCGATAATCTTGGATGCCTGTTTAGCACCTTTTCGGGCTTTCTTCGACCCATAATACCCAATCAGGGCATTCATAATTTCGTCTGCCATAGCCTTATACCTTTGTAGACTGTTTAGTTACGCTTGCGTAAATCATACGCGCCCATAGTGCCAAGTTCAACACATCGTATCTGTTGCAAGTGTGGCGCAATGCTACACACGACACTACTCTGCGCGAACATAGTATTTGACTCCCAGAGTCTTTGGTCGATTGTCACCAACGATCAGGTTGCCAGAGTCTGCGCCAGAGACCGTAGTGCCTGTACCAGAAGCGACCACAGTTGGCATATGCCTGTGCTGTAGACCGATCGAGTTATCGCCAAATATGCTTCCGAGCAACGCAGTGCTGACATCTGCCAGATACAAGCCATCTGCATTCTCAGGTAGCGTCTCTGTGCCGAGTATCGCATACAGTTGCGGATACAGGGTACGGCTATAGGTAGATCCCATCGCCAGAAAGCCTTTAGGCGCAGTGTCAGACAGCGAAGCAATGATGCCACCAATCGGTATTTGTATCTGCACCAGATCGCGCAGAAAGTTAAAGAAATCCCTAGTCGGCGTACCGTCAGGATTAACGAATGGAATCCGTGAGTGCGGTAGCTGATTAAGCATTAGGTTAGTTCCATGCTCGCCGTGATAATTTCCCTGCGCGAGTTGCCACTGGTCACGATCTCAAACAGGCGATTATTGGTTCGACCCAGATTATAGAATCGGATTTCCTTTGCATACTCACCAGTCGCGCCCAGAGTCACTTTGCGGTAGTTCGACCAGTTACGCCCAGAGTCATCGGAATAACGCAACAGGATCTCACTGGTGGTGTTTGGTGGCACATCGCCAGTGTTCATTACAAGGTAGAGTTGATTACAGCGCATCCACTGCCCATTTGAGTGGTAATACTGTGTGCGCCTTTTGCATACTAGGGTATTGAAGGCATCGTCATCGCGGTAGTAATCCCAGTCGAACTGGTACAGGTTACTGGTGTTGCGGTCGATGAAGTATTGCTTGTTGCCCACGCGCACGACTGCCCAAGCGTTACTATTTTTACTAAGAAACGACTCGCGCCGATGCCAAATCTGGGTAGCCATGTCATAGCAGAAAGTCATGCCATCGTTAATGGTCAGGCAGTAGACCACATGACCGCGAGACTCCCACTGGTAGCTGTGGCAGTTGGTCAGATCGGCAGACTTGGAAAACTCTGACTCGATCGCAGGCGTGCTGATAGCTTCAGCCTGATAGCCATTAGCCATGTAGACGCGACCGTCATTGCCAAGCCAGAACGGAACGCCGTTGACCACTTGGATGCTGTTGTTAGCCATACAGCCACGCTGAATGACTGCGCCGTTGTTGCGCTCGAACTGCTGTCCTGCGTTATAGAAGATCTCGATGGTCGACTGATTGAAAACCCAGATCTCGCGTGTGGTGACCGCCAGACCGACCAGAATGTCGGGTGATGCTTCGGAAGAATAGGTATCAAAGGTGCTGAACGATAGCGCATCGCCAACATCGGATGTAAACCAGAATGTTCCGTCTGGTCGCAGACCGATCATATACTGGTCGAGAAAGCCACAGGCGATCGATCCTGCAAAGTCTGGGATCTGCGTCAGCGTGTTGTTAGTCGTATTATAGACATAGCCATTTTGACCACTGTAGATGCTGATGTCATAGCCAGTGCCGTTTTGCATATAGTTCATGTAGCAACGACCAGAGCCGAAGACCGACAGCTTCGTGCCAGTCGCAGGGTACATGGTTGCGCTACCAACGCCAAAGCCGACTTTGAACAGTGCGCCGTCAACGACCAGATACAGCGTGTTATCGACCACCAGATGCGCCTGAGTCGCGCCAGTATCCCAACTGTTTAGGGTAATCGCCCTGTTAGCAGGAACGGTCTTCAGGATCGCTACATTGCGTGCGCCGTCTGATACCTGTGCGATCTCAGGGATGTAGTTAACTGTGTCCTGATTAGCGAACGGTAGCGTATCGTCAGTGTAGAAACCGCCCAGAACATTAATAGGCTTAAGCATTGGTTAGCCGTTAACTATGGTGAAAGGTAGGAAAGTCTGCGGTAGCTGATCGACATTGTTAAGCACAGGCGCATTCGCGTAGGCATCACGCAACATCGTGTCATAGCATTCTCGCGCAGTCTGCTCATATCCCTGAGTCGGAGTCATCTGGTACTCATCCAGAAGATCCAGACCAAGAATATAAACTAATGCGCGTTTGTGTTTGTCCAAGACATACAGCGTATCGTTAGCAGTTGTGACATCGACCCAACTGATCTGCAAGCCATCTGCTTCCAGACGGTGCATCAGCATATTAAGGATGTCGATACCACGAGTAATGTCATCGCCTTCAATCTCTTGGTTACTGTCACGAATGCCAGTACGGTAGAAAGATGCTTTGATAAGATCGCCAACAGTGTTCATATAGTCTCTCAAAAAAGATAGGCGGTATTTCTACCGCCCATCTTAGGGTTACACACTAAGCTAAAACAAGCCTTAGTTAGCCAAAATACGGCAAGCCAGTTCTGGTCGGATGGTTTTATAGCCATACAACACATCGAGACGACACGGGAAGGCATCGTTGTTGATATCGTACTGGCGAACAACACGCATCGAGATACCGTCATACACCTCGCGAGCAGAGAAGTCCACGCCTTTCGGCATGACCAAGTCGGCGGTCGCAAAGGTAAAGGCATCTTTCTGGAAGGCGAGCGACTGGGTGACATCGGCACTGGCACTAGCGTAGATGCTGATAGAAGCGTTATCGGCAGGCACAGCGTTAACAGTCTGGTAAGCACCAGAAGCAGTGATGGCAGGATAGATGGCAACAGTACCGCCACCGCCAGTGTAGTTCGCAGTGACAACGAACTGTTGCAGAACGCCAGTGGACAGACGCGACTCAGGATGGACAGCGAACACATTGGCAATGGTGAACACAGTGCCTTTCGGCAGTGCGCCAGTACCAGTGTCAACGATCAGCGAAGAACCCGACTGCGAAGCACCGTTGACCAGATAGCCAGTGCCTGCGCCAAACGAGAAGTTCGGAAGCAGGGTGTTTTCGTAAATCGCGCTGTAGCCTGCGGTCTTGCCGACCATGCCTTCTTTATACTGTTGGGCAATGGTGGCACTGTCTTGGAACAGACCTTTCAGGGAGTCAACAAGATCCACATTGTCCTGAGTGTTCAGGATCAGGGTGCGGTCGTTAGACGGTGCAAGATTGTCTGCAAGTTTCTTACGGGCTTCCAAAACATTCTTGAAGGTAATGGCAGATCCGTTAGCACCGACAGCATACGGCACATCTTTGACCATGTTGAAGGCATCAGATTCAATCGAAGCCGACAGTTGAGCCATAGCAGGCTCAAGGATGCGCTTGCTGAAATCGTCAAGCGACAGAGTCAGTTCGTTAGAAGTGAAGTTGAGATCCACGCCCTTCTGCGTAGCAACTTGCAGAGTGGTCGAAGTTTCAACGGTGTCTTGAGCCGACAGGGTAGCACCGTCACGAACAGTGTATTTGTTCGGCAGACGGATGCGCAGGCTATCACCGATCTTTGCGCCCGATTGGGCAAAAGACGAGTCATAGGCACGATTCATCGAGCCAACGAAGTTCAGCTTCTGATGCAGAATGCGCAGAGCTTCTTTGGTGATGATGGAACTAGTGAGAATAGTGTTATTAGGCATTGCTTAATTTCCTTACAAATTGATTATTAGCGTTTAGAGAGTTGTTTTTGTCGCCACGCCATAAATTCATCAGTAGACATCTTGTCAGGGCTTTTGTTCATAACAGAGCCACGACTCGACACACTTGGAACTGGTGACGGTGCATTTGATACCTTAGACGGCTTGAGTCCTTCGGAAGACTGAGCCTGAGAAATCTTTTCGCTGATCTCGCCAATCGCCAGAAATTGATCTCGCGGTGGCATATTCGCCACACGATACGCGATGTCCTTATATGTAGCCAAGAAGTATGCGACCTTAGCACCGTTTTCATCTGAGCGTATGGCAGAAGCCATCGTATCGGTGATAGGCACATCGTTTGCGTACACTTTCTGCTGATAGTCGGGAAACTCCGACATAACCTCATACTCGCGCATCTTAAACTCATTAACTGTCTGCGCCGTAGACTGCTGTTGTTGGTACTCAGCCTGCTGTGCCATTGACTGCGCCAGAGTGGTTTGTACCTTGTAGTCTGCCAGTGCTTCCAGATACGCTTCTTGATCATAATCGTACTGCTCTAGCGTAGGCTTGTGCATCTGTGGCACTGATTGTTGCTGTGCCTTTTGTTGCGCCTGCAAACGCCAGAAGTCGCGCTCTCTTTCTGCTTCACGCCGAGCCTTCGTGATTTCATCAATGCGCTTTTGTACCTTCGATCGCTTTGCGGTTTCCGAATCATCCGCATCATCGTCTTGGTCTTCAGCGAGTCCTTCTTCGGCAATTTCCGATTCTGCCTGTTCTGCTACTTC